ATGCTACACATGGTCTTGCCACGCGGCTTAATCCAAGTGCGCCACTGCAACAGGTCAACCGTCGCCCAGCCTTCAAATATCTGAACGTCAGCCTTCCCCGTTGGGTCAAAAATGTCGCGGTTTAGCATCAGTAGTTCCGTGCGTCCATTTTGGTAACGCGCCAGCCAGCGGCTACCGTGGTTCCGAGGCCGACATACAAACACCATCCGGTGTTGAGCAGTTCGCCCCAGTACCAAGGCACTTCGACCGTTGCAGCCACTGAACTTGCAGTTGTTGCTGGAAGTGAAACTTCGCCTATAAGTTCATTGTTGCCAGCCGTTGTATTGGTTGCACCGTTGTTGAGGTAGATGCGAGCCACGGTTGCCACGTTTGTACCTAGTGGTTTAAACCGCAGCCCAGTTACATATGTGTCATCCGGTGAGCCAGTCAAAACCAAAAGATTGTTTGCATTCACCCCTGTAACATCCGCCGCCGCCGTGGTCAGCGTTGGGGCCATCGTGGTGTTGTTGCCTGTGCCCAGATTGGGCTCTTTCGTCCAAATGGGTTGTCTGTTTTGTGCCATATCAATAGCTCCCGTAAAGTTGGATGGCGAGTGCTTGGCTCACCGTTGCTGCGTCATCAGCGGATAGATTTACAAATACGTCTTTTGTCCCGGCTGCGAAGTTGACCAGGACACCAACGCCGCCAGAGCCTGCCTGCACTTTCCCAGCTTCCCGGCTTATCGTGGTTGACGATGCCAATATGCCTTGGCCTACCTCCCATTCGTTCGCAGATTGGTGCGCAATGACGTAAGGCACAACATCACCAACCGCGTAGGCCGTGCCAAATGCAACAAAGGTACTCGCAGCCGTTCCAGATACGGTTATCGTGCCCGTCCCAGTGGTCGTGCTGGCGTCTTTGACGCGGTCAGCTAGGTACATTACAGCCCCGCGCTAGAGTTCAATACGTCATGCGTCAAAGCGGTAACGCTCACCGAATCGCCCGCCGTGATGCTCACGCTTGACAGAATCAGGTTAGATGTAGCCGTGCCCACTGAGCCGTCGTAAACCACGGTTGTCCCATCCGAACTAAGCGCCCGGAACCATGAGGCCGTTCCCGTTGCGTTCGCGCTTGCGTCTGCTGTAATGGCGTTGAATGTCACCAAGCCGTTAACAGTGGCAGGGGCGGCAGTTGCGTTAAATCGAAGTTCAGCCAGCAACACCTGTGCGCCGATAGCTGTGTCAGCCGTCGCAGCCTGCGTTCCGTCGTAGATTCGCAGGTAGCCGTTATTAAGACGGGCCGAGAAGTTATCTCCTTGCCCGTTTACCGTGGCGTTAGCCATTTGTGTGTTGTTAGGCATTATTCCTCCCTCACTTCAAATTCACCAGAAGGCAGTTTTCGGCCCTTGCGAACCTTTGGCCTAGCCATTTCAGCAGCGGCCATTGCAAGTGATTCTGTTGCGCTTGCGAGTTTGTTCAATCCTTCAGCCATCGCTGCCCCGCTTTGCTCTTGCGTCACTCGCATGGTTTCGCCTATTTCTGACACGTCAAGATTTATTGCTGGCTTTTCAGCCGCTTGTGCTGTCATGCTTGCAATCTGTAGCTTGGTTTCAGCGTCAATTTGCGCCTTCATTTGCACGCGCTCTGTTTCAGCCTGTTGTTTCATACGCTCAATGGCTTGTGCACTCTCAAGGCGCATAGCCTCGAGTTGCTGCGCTTGCTGTGCCTTGAATTGCTCAATCATGCCTTGCGCCTCGTTTTGCGCCTGAGTCTGCGCGGCCTGAGTCTGCGCCCGCATTTGCTCCAATTGCATGGCCGCTTGTGCCTTAACCTGTTCCGGGTCTGGTGGTGTTGGTTGAGGTGGTTTAGGCTCGTTCATTTTCTGCACGGCCTGTTCTAGGGCATTCTCAAGGCTTCGCCCGCCTTTGAATGTCCTAACCACAAACTGAAGCACTTCGCCGATTAGCGGCCCAAGTTGCGGGGCTTGCTGCACCATCGGCACAGCATCGCGCATCACGCCGCCGAAAGCGGTCATGAACTCGGTACGGATTTGCTTTTCGGCCTGTTCATCCATTTCAACCAGAGAATCAGCAGCTACCTCAATACGATAGTTCCGTGCAGGCTCAGACTTGATAAGTTGAATGGCTTGCTCTGCATACTGTGCATCATCCGTCGCCATGATCCCAGACATTTCAACCAGCTTTTGCGGGTCGTAGAGGTCACACATCATCTGCGCTTTGATTTGCAGAATCGTGCTGGCGAACTGCGCTACATCAATTTGCATACGCTTCAGTCGTAGCGTGGCATAGTTGCTCTTGATTTCTTGCGCCGTCGCTGTCTCGCTGGCATCGCTCGAACCCCGGATAATGTCAGACAGCCCGGTTACGTCATAAACAACCTGTTTCGCCTGTTCGCGGGATATGTAGCACTGGTTTAATGCCGCAATCACCATATCCAGGGGCATGAAATCGACCACGCCTTTAAGTCCGCCTTTTTCTGCGAATGCGGCCCAAGTGTCTACAGGGATAAGCTGATTGTCAGTCCCTGAACTGAGCATTTGTTGCACTTTGCTCTGAGTGGCATCGTAAACCCCTACAACCTTCACAGCCTCAGTCAGGATTGCAATCCGCTGGGTTAGCAGGTCGATTTCCTCGGCTTGGTCTTGGTACAGCGAGAAGTCAGCAACCGGGCAGAGCGTGTCTGTCGTTTGCGTTGAGTACAGTGGGCGCGGGCAGGGCCAAAAGTTATCTAACTGATAGGGGTCTGCCTTCTCTTCCAGAATCTTGTCAGACCCCTCAGCAACAAAAATAACCTTTTTGCCTGTCCTGTCCCATATCTCCCATACGATACCCTTTTTCATGGATTCAAGGTCGCCTTCGCTCATGCCTTGATTCTTGAGTTCATCCATGCCGCGTGGCTCATGAGATAGCGGGACGTTTTTAAACTCTTCGCCGAACCGGTCTTCGCCTTCTGCTTTGGTCATGTAGGCGCGCCTGGCGCACCATGTCACCTCTTCCCATGTCCGGGCAGGAGAATGCCTGAAATCCTCCCAATACACGTAATCAACCGCAGCGCAAGTGTATGTGTCGCCCTGTTGTTCCCGCTCCTCCAACCGCACCCAAACAACGCCACGTCCAGGCAATAGGCGGTCAAGCACCGCGCCATGATTCGCCCGGTCAAAGTCGCCATAATGGTCAATCTCGTACTGTAGGGCGCGTTCAAGGATTTGCGCTGCCGTGCGAGCCACCGGGTCTTTGTCTTTGTTCCGGCGCTCTACCTGTGCCCGTGGAGTACGTCCGTACAGAGTGGGCAGCATGGTCTGCACGTTAGACCAAAGGATGTTATAGCGCTTTGCGCCGTCAATCCTGCTTGTGCGTTCGTCCCGGTAGCGCTTGACGATCTTTTTGCCGGATTTGACAAACTTCTCGTCCTCCTTCTTGGCCCCTCTCAGCTCATTGTGCCAACGTTCCGCGCTCATGGCGTAACCGTGCAAGCCACGGCCCCATTAGTCACAAAAGGGATGCCGTTGGAGTATGTTGACATTGAGCCAGTCGATACGCACAGAGCGCCCGCTGAATTACAAGGCAAGCCGTTTACATATTGGGTATTGGCCGGAAGTCCTGCGGTCGCGTCAACATAGACAACCTGGCCTGTTGCAGACATAAGCAAGCCGTTATTAGTAGCCACGCCACCAGATGTAGCAGAGCGGGCAAGCGTACCCAGCGAGTTAATCAGGATGCCATTGTTTACAGCGTCACTCCCAGCTACTGCGGCTGTAGTTAGCTGTATCTTGTCGCCAGATATAGGGAATAACATCAATACCTCTCTTTTTGGCGTGGCGTTTCGTTCCAAAGCACCTCAAGCGGCGCGGTAACAATTCGCCCATTTACGCCCTTTGCGGCATATTCTACGGGTAAACCCTCGGTTTTTGGCATATTTTCGCTAAAAATCACGCATCCATAGCTAAAACCGTCGCCGTCATGGCTTGCCCAGTTGTGGTCAGGGTCGCCAGAAAACATCTTTCTTTCATCGTCCCAAAGGTAGCCCCAAGCTCTCAACCCCTCTAATCCCTTCTCGCATTTGTCCGAGAATTCGACGCGCTGGATGATTTTCCGGGCTGCGTTGATACGGTCTGATTTATGCGTGTTTGGTGTAATCCGCACCTTATCAGCCCCGAAATGCTTAATAAATATCTCCACAGCGCTGTGCTTCGCCGCGAATGTCTTAGCCCTTGCGTCATGGGGTAGCCATATCGTCCCCAGTGGGCTACGCTTGCCCGATAGCTCGTATTCGGACAGCTTATCAATCAACCGTTCGCACCACTGGTCTGCATCCAGGCCAAACCCGCCATCGTAATCAATGATGCTGTACCCGCCGATTTTTGGTTGCCAGAACCACCACGTAGAACTGTCATTACGCCCTATATCCGCGCTGATTTGCAGCGGTGCGCCGTCAGGGTCAAATACCACATGCGGGCCAATCCTGCCCTGTTTCTCAAGCCTGCCAATAGCTGGCGCGAGGATAGCTCCAAGGTTTGCAGCGTCAAAGCTGCACATGTACTCCTGATCAAACTTCGCCGCGCCGTACTCTTCGCCAAACTCTGCGATGTAGGCCAGTCTTTCAGCCTTTAGTTGCTCAGGCTTGAAAATACCCGTATCTTCAGCCGTCAGGATTTGCGCAAAGGCTTTAGGGTCACGCTGGGCAGCTACAAGTGTCTTATGCGCGTGGTTCCGACCCCGGCTTGTCGTGATAAACATCTGCCAACCGCCGTTTTCCGCAAGGATTGGCCTAAGGTAGGCGCGGGCCATAGGGTTGGCTAGCGCCCACTCACTGTAGACAATACCAGCCGGGGCAGAGCCTACAAGGGTGTTGTAGCTGTCAGAGCCTACCACCTGCCACGATGACCCATTGACAAACTCAATCATCATCTCCTGGTTGCGCGTGGTTTTGCGCAGGGCGTGGGGAAATGCCTCGTCAATCCGGCGTTTGCCGGTGTGCGGATTTACAGCATCCCAAATAGCTTTACGTGCTTGCCCGTACTCTGGCAGCATGTGCCAGTAACCCGCGACACGTTCAAAAGCCGCGCAGGCCGTGCGATGCAGGGCAATCTCATCTTTCCCTGAGCGGCGATGCCAAACAAGCTCTGCATGCCGACCGCCTGATTCGAGGTATTTCCACGCTGGCAATTGATACGGGCGCGGATTCCACCCGTTCGGGAGTACGACGCTAGGCATCCTTGTAGGACTTGATTACCACCTGTAGCGGTCCATTGTCTGCGCCTGTCACTTGCATGGGCAGTACTTTGCCTATCAACGCAAGAAATGCGCCTTGCGTCTTTGGGTCGTTTGCCCGCTCATGCAGGTATTTCTGCCCCCCAGCATCATTCAAAGCGCCCAAAATCATATCTTTAAGCTCTTTTGTGGCCTTATTGGGCGCACCTTTGGGCCTTCCCTGCTTTTTCCCAACGAGGTTTGTATTTTTCGCTACTTTATTGACCATGCGGTCATTATGCTATTTCTGCATAACCTTTGCAACTATCACCAAAGTTTGAGAAGCATCGCGGTAAGAGTTTGAGCGATTCCGGCGTTTTTCCGAAGCCGAAGGCGTAGAGACAAACACATATAGAGTATGCCACGTCTGTTAGATTCCGTACAAATACATTTTTAGCTTAAGAAACCTGTTCTTTATATGTCGTTGATTTCATTCAGTTTATTGGCACTCCATACAGTAGTGTATTGAATTGACAGGTTTCCGCTATGAAATTCATATCAATTACCAAAAGTCATATAAGAACATGGTCTTGATGATTTCTCTATCTTTTAACCTAGGGTTTCTACCATTACTTTACCGGTAGTGTATCTCCTATACTTTATTCATCGCAACACACTGGAGATTGAAAAATGACTTACGAAGAATTCAAATCAGCGTACAAAAACAATTTCAATTTGATGATGAATTACAAGCCCAATGAGTGCGGATCATTGCACTACGCCGAAAAGTTGGCGGCATTGTCCGACGAGCACCCTGATTTTGAACTGCGCATGGAATCAGAATTGGAGGCGGCATCATGAACCCGAGCGCATACGATGGCCGCAAACCCGAGCCACCATACATCACCGATGTAGAG